CCACCCAGGCCCGGCCACCACGCCGGGCCTTTTCTTTTGCCCTGAGAATTGATATATAAACCGCTTGACATTCTAACTCTCAGAGTATATAATAAGGCTATCAAATAAAGAGAGGGGAGAACAAAATGACTAACGCAGAGATACGACAACTAATAGCCCGCAGCTCAGGCGATGTAGGGAAGCCAATCTCCCACGGTGATAGGCGGACTCTCCGAGATTTAGGATACATGGAAGTCAACAAGGAAATGGGCCGGAATGATTTCATCCTCACGGATACAGGGAAAGCAATGCTCCAGGATTATCGACTAAGCGGGGAGCCAGTCCGAGGCAGGAGGGAGGGATGGGTAACTCCTAACTCCTAGGCTGGCAAAACGAGCGGCTACCACCCAGGCCCCGGCCAAGTGCCGGGGCCTTTTCTTTTGCCCTGAGAAAGGAATCGGAATATACTGGAGCCATGCAAGATAGAGTAAAAGAGCTTCGTCGGGTGCCGGCGTCAGAACTCAGGGCGAACCCCAAGAACTGGCGCAGACATCCACCAGCGCAGAGGGCCGCACTCCACGGCACTGTAGACCAGATCGGCTTCACCACGCCGCTCCAGGTGAGGGAGCTACTCGATGGCTCGCTGGAGTTGATTGACGGACACCTGCGGCTGGAGGAATTTGGAGACGAAACGTTGCCCGTGGTGGTGGTTGATCTGACCGAAGAGGAAGCCAAGGTGGCCTTGGCCACCCATGATCCGCTGGCGATGATGGCCCACGCCGACCAAGACCAACTCCTCAACCTACTACGGGACACCCAGTTTGAATCCAAAGCGGTCAACGATATGCTGGAGGCCGTCGCCAACGGGGAACGGCTCCCCATGCCGGACTTGACCGAGCCGGTGGACGGCGGCGATCGTTTGGTGGGATTATTGTCGGCCCGGTTCCTGGTTCCGCCGTTTAGCGTATTGGATGCACGGCAAGGATACTGGCAAGAGCGAAAACGGGCGTGGTTGGCGTTGGGATTACAAAGCGAACTAGGACGTGGCCGGAACTTGTTACGATGGTCGGACACCATATTGAGGAGTGGTTCACCGCTTGGAGCGATTGCGCCTAATGAGGCCGGACCAAATGGCATATTGACCAGGACTGGTCAATATAGCACATCAAACGATCATGGCCGGCCCATAACCTCCAACGGGAAGGCTGCGGCAAACCGGACCAACAAAGAAAATATCCCCGGATATTATTATAAAAAACAAGCGGGGATGACCGATGAGCAAATCATAACTGAGTATCAATCGGGCTTATTAACTGGCGGGACCAGCATCTTCGACCCGGTCCTGTGCGAGATCGCCTACCGCTGGTTCAGCCCTCCGACCGGGTCAATCCTCGACCCGTTTGCTGGCGGGTCAGTTCGGGGAATAGTCGCGGCTTATCTTGGGAGAAAATATACCGGGATCGACCTGCGACCGGAGCAAGTAACAGCCAACCAGGAACAAGCCCAGACCATCGTCCCGGACAATATGCCCACCTGGATCGTTGGCGACAGCCGGACGGCCATCCCGACCGAAGAATACGACCTGATATTCTCGTGTCCGCCTTATTACGACCTTGAACAATATTCGGCCGATGATGCCGACTTGAGCAATGCCGCCGATTATGACGCGTTCATTCTTGGTTATCGGCAGATCATCCAGACAAGCGTTGACCGCCTTCGCCCGGATAGCTTCGCCTGTTTCGTGGTCGGGGACATCCGCGACAGTCACGGCATCTATCGCAATTTTGTGGGCGACACCGTGGACGCCTTCCAGGACGCCGGGGCGAATCTATACAACGAGGCGATACTGGTCACAGCGGTCGGGAGTCTACCGATCCGGGTGGGCCGACAATTTGCGGCAGGGCGCAAGTTGGGCAAGACGCATCAGAACGTCTTGATATTTTATAAGGGCAATCCCGACCGCATCAGGGAGCGCTTGGGTGAGGTAGACGTATCGGACGCCCTGAGCTTGTTTGAGGCTGACGATGTTTAACGCTCCCATGATCGAAGAACATCAAGGGACCATCGTCGTCAGGGACGATCTAATTCTCGGCGGGACTAAATCCCGGTTCCTTGTTCCGCTCTTTGAAGCCCACCAGGAGATTGTGTACGCCTCGCCAGCTTACGGAGGTGCCCAACTATCCCTGGCCTATTCCGCCCAGTTGACAGGCAAAGCGGCCACGGTGTTCGTTGCCAAGCGTAAGGAATTACACGCGAGGACTCAGGAGGCCCGATTGGCCGGGGCGAGAATCCATCAGGTCGCGCCCGGTTACTTGACCAACGTCCAGGCCAAGGCCAAGCGTTACGCCAACGACACCGGAGCCTTTTATATGCAATTCGGCGGCGGGTCCGAGGCTATCAATATCCTGGCGGATGCCGCCTCCCAAGTCGCCCAGCAAGTCGGCCCTCTGGACGAGGTCTGGTGCGCGGCTGGGTCCGGAGTCTTGCTGAGAGCTTTACAACAAGGACTCCCGGCCAAGCGTTACATCGGCGTTGAGGTCGGCCACCACTTATCCGGCGGGGAGATCGGACAAGCGTTGATAATGTCCAACCCTCTGCCGTTTGAGCGCGAATATAAGGGGCCGGTTCCCTTTCCGTCTTGTCGCAACTATGACGCGAAAGCCTGGGCCGTTTGCCAGGAGCATGGACAAGGGCGCCGTTTATTCTGGAATGTCCTCGGCCCATCGCCAACCCAGAGCATGATGGGACTTGAGCCGAAGTTGGTCACTGGTTAGGTCGTGGCTTTACAGAACGGAACCAAGATAGGCGCCGAATTAAGACGCTCCCAGGTCTTGCAATTGAAGCAGGCCGGGGCGTCCGAGCAAGCGATTGCCGAACAGCTCGGCGTGTCCAAGACCCAGATAAACAACGATGTCAAACGGCGGCTGGCCGAGATTCGGAAGGGTGATACCGAGGCGGTCGAGCAAGAATATACCCTCCAGAAGTCCCGCTATGAACGGCTCCTCCTCCGGTGGTGGAGCCAGGCCACCGGCCCCGATGATACCCTGGCGGCAAGGGCTACGGGGATCGTCCTGGACATCCTCCGGCGACTTGATACCATCGGCGGGCTTGTACCAGACAGACCGCTAATCCAGCTCAACCAGGATAACCGGCAGATAATTCAGAAAGAATCTATAAGGATCGACGTTGGCGACATCACCGAGGCCATCGCCGTCTTGCGAGATGCTGGGGCAGTCCGGGTGGGCAGCAATGGACACGCTTCAACTATCGTGGACGGATTACATACCCCATAAGCCTACGCCAAAGCAGCTAGCATTTTTGCTCCTGGAGAACCAAGAGGCCCTATACGGCGGGGCGGCAGGAGGGGGGAAGTCGGACGCCCTGCTAATGGCGGCCTTGCAGTATGTTGACGTCCCTGGTTATTCCGCTCTGCTACTCCGGCGTTCGTACACTGACCTATCGTTGCCGGGCGCATTGATGGATAGGGCAAAAGCGTGGCTGATACCCACATTGGCACATTGGCGGGATTCGATGAAAACCTGGGAATTTCCCAGCGGGGCAACGGTTACGTTCGGCTACCTGGAAAGACCAGGGGATGAGTACCGCTACCAATCCACAGAGTTTCAGTTCGTTGGCTTTGACGAATTAACCCAATTCACGGAGACGCAATACCGTTATCTATTCAGCCGGTTGCGCCGTTCAAATGAAGTGGATGTCCCGCTTCGTATGCGCTCCGCCAGTAACCCTGGCGGCGTGGGACATGAGTGGGTACGGGAGCGATTCATTGACGCACAGGGCTCAATCGAGAGCCGTATCTTTATCCCTGCCTCCCTGCCGGATAACCCATACCTTGACCAAGACGCTTACCTGGCATCACTGAATCAGCTAGACCCGATAACCCGCCAGCAACTCCTCATGGGCGATTGGTCAGCCCGCCAACCTGGGAGCCTATTTAGGCGAGAGTGGTTCCCCGTCGTGGAGGAACTGCCCGTGCAGATAAACCGGTCTGTGAGGTTTTGGGATCTGGCCGCCACTCCTATGCGCCCTGGCACCGACCCAGACTATACGGCGGGGGTGCGGGTAGATTACGGGGTAGATGGGCTATATTATGTGGTAGACGTGCAGCGGATGCGGGGGACGCCTGGAGAGGTGGAGCGGCTGGTTAATCAGACGGCCAGGATGGACGGTATCAGCACCCAGATAGTTATCGAACAGGAGCCAGGAGCGTCAGGCGTGAATACGATCCACCACTATGTGACCAGGATACTGCCTGACTACACGGTCAGGGGCCAGAGGTCTACCGGCTCCAAGGTGGAGCGAGCGGGACCGGTAAGCAGCCAGGCCGAGGCCGGGAATATACGGTTATACCGTGGCCCATGGCTGGGGCCGTTCCTTGACGAGGTGGAGGCGTTCCCGTTAGGCGGGCATGACGACCAGGTAGACGCCCTGTCGGGGGCCATGATGCGGCTCAGGGCGAGCCATTCGCCGGAGCCGCTGGTCCATCAGTTGGTGGGGCAGCGCAGAATGAGTGCTGCTGATAACCCGCTAGGATTAGACCCTGACAATTCAAAATATTGGGATAGGTAGGAGGTAGGGTGAAATGGTAATCACAATTGATGACCGGGTAGAAGCCCAGGAATTAACGAATAGGATAAAAGCTAATCTGGATAATCTTGGGGAGCTTCTTGCGGAAGCGAAAAGCAAACGTGTATGGAGAACCTTGGGCTACGCTTCGTGGTATGCCTACGTCCGCGAAGAATTTCATATCCACTGGAGTTACGCAAACCGGCTCATTCACCAGGGGGAGGTGAATCGCGAACTTGCTAGTGCGGCTGGCCTTCCGGCGCCCATGGGCGCCGATCCATATCTTCCTGAACGGCAAACCCGCCGGATTTCACCGGCGGAATTACCCGAAGCTGCTGAGCGAGTGCGGGAGGCTGTTACGGCAGGGGTTAATCCGGTACTCGCCATGAAGGATACAATTAAAATAGCAGCGATGGAACGTGCTGCCCTGTCATCTTTTAACGACCCCACCGTCCAGTTAGAGCGCCTGAACCATGCTATTGAGACGATGCGCCAGAAGTGGGATTTAACCGCTATTGTGCCAGCCATAATAGAGATCCACGGCAGGCGTGACGTAGACGTTGAAATAGAACGGCTCTCCATGAATATCAATACACTGGTGGAAATTCGAGAAGTAATGATGGGAAGTTTAGCCAGGGAGGCCATATCATGAGCGAGGCTTGCACACAATGGATAAGGAACATAGAAGCTCAGCACCTGCCACACCACGGGATAGAGAGATTCCCTGCTTCTGCTGATGTGGCTTATATGATTAACGTGCCGGTAATACGGCAGCAGGTCCAGCTAATGCCTCCGTCGATGCAGCAAATATTTTTGACGAAAACTATCCCTGATATTGTCCGGGAGGAAATCGCTCGCCCTAAACAAACCATCTACTACCCTGATACAAAAAAGGTCTTGATACGGATACGTCTTTACCCCGCTTTTATGTGGGGTGGAGATTGGCACTATCAGCACCGTGATGGGATTGATGCAGATATTGCCCAGCAAGTTTACTTTACCCGACTGAAACATCAGCGATCTATTGGGGTCCACGTTCATTTTGAGCAAGAAATGTTCCACAATCTGCGCGCATCTGGCGGAACGATGGCGGATCTAGATGTGCCTGTATTCGTGGAGAAGTTCCTGTACGAACATCCCGAATATAGTCTGACTTGAGGAGACAGAAATGGTTTTAATGGCCAACGGCTTGAACCCTGTAGCGGAGTCCCTAATGCGGTGGATACAACTACAGGCAGATGAACGCCGTGGCGATTACGAGCTAGCCCGCCAGTATTACGGCGGTGAACATGACACCGCCCTGACCGACCGGCTTAAAAAGTTCCTGCCCCCACGGCTGGCGTTCCGGGATAATTTTATGAACGTGGTGGTTGACGCCCTGGCGGAGCGGCTAACCGTGATGGGGTTCGACTCCGGGGACGAGGAGTTGAGCGAGTGGGCCTGGAACCTCTGGCAGGCTAACCGGATGGACTATACCCAGGTGGTCGTCCATACCGAGGCGATCATGGTGGGGGATAGTTACCTGCTCTGCGACTGGGATGATAAAAGGCTAACCGGATGGACTATACCCAGGTGGTCGTCCATACCGAGGCGATCATGGTGGGGGATAGTTACCTGCTCTGCGACTGGGATGATAAATCCCAGCGGCCCCGATGGACCCAGCAGATGGCAGAAATGATCCTCCCGCACTATAACGAGGTTACCAGGGAGATAGACTGGGCATCTAAAAAGTGGGTCCAACGCCCCGAGATTGGTGGGGAGCCGGAGACTCGATTAAATATATATTACCCCGACCGGGTAGAGAAGTATGTTGCCCGTGGTGGTGTCTGGAGGCAATATCAGGATGAGGCTGATGAAGTATGGCCGGTGCCGTGGGTAGCCTCCAACGGGGAGCCTCTAGGTATCCCGATTGTCCATTTCAGGAACCGCCCGATGGGCGGGGACTTCGGGCAGTCTGAGATTCTGAACGTGATACCAATGCAAGACCTTCTCAATAAAAGTTTAATCGACTTGACGATGATAATGGACACCCTGGCGTTTCCCCAGAGATACACTTTAAACGTCAACCACGGGGCCAGCCGCTTGGATATACTCCCTGGCAGCGTGACCGAATTTCATAGTGAGTACGACGGCGGTTCTGTGGGCCAGTGGACGGCGGCAACAGTGGATGGGCCTCTACGGACTATCGAAACTTTGGTCCAACATATCGCCGGCACGACCAGGACGCCCCAGCATCTATTCCAGGTGGTTGGTGGTATGCCGTCCGGCGAGGCGTTGAAAACCGCTGAGTCTGGGCTGGTCCAGAAGGCGAAGCAGCGAATGGTCAATTTCGGCAATAGCTGGGAGGACTGCATAATGATGGCCCTCCGCATCCAGGCCGCATTCGGCACAGCGGCGGTAGAGCTAGGGGATACTATCATCAGCACCACCTGGGATGACCCAGAAACCCGCAACGAGCAGTCCCACCTGGAATCCCTAAAGTCGAAGGCAGAACTGGGCGTGACCAAACATCAGCTATTCCGGGAGATGGGGTATACCCAGGAGCAGATCGACCAGATGGACATAGACGGCTCCACAGAGCGGCAGCAGGAAACCAATATCGGGGCTGAGATACTCCGCAACTTTAATGCTGGAGAGATTTAATTGCCCGGTCCATCCGACGCACAGAAGGCCGTAGAGGAATTCCAGCGGCTGATGGTGGCACAGGATGCACGGGCCTCCGCGTCGGTGGTGCGGGCCTATGCGCCCGTCTACCGCCAGTTACAAAGGGACACCCGGGAACTGGTACGCATCGCCCAGGAACGGGGGCTGAAGCCCTGGCAGGTAGGGCGGATGGACCGGATGAAAGACTTGAACCGGCAGTTCCTGGCTAGCACCGCCAAATTCGCCGACGCTGCGGGGGATACCATCACCAATAGCCAGCGGGCGGCGGTGGGGCTTGCCAGACGTGGAGCCGAGCAAACAGTGGCGGCGGGCCTCCCTCCTGGGGTTAGCATGGAGAATCTGGCCAACGTGGGGTTAGGGTGGAACCGCCTGCCGGAGGAGGCGTTTACCAATTTCGTTGGGATTGCGGCTGATGGTAAACCTCTGGGCAACCTCCTGGCACCATTAGGGCCGGAGGCTGCCGAGGGAATAAAGGACGCCATCGGCACCGGCATCGCCACGGGGAAAGGTCCACGTCAGACCGCGGAGCTAGTCCGGGTGGCGGCAGGTATTCCCCTCTCGAAGGCCCTGCTGATAACCCGCACAGAAACCAACCGGGCGTTCAGGGAGGCCACCCGCCTGCAGTACGCCAACAACTCTCAGGTCGTTAAGGGGTATCGTCGATTGGCCGCCCAGAGCGACCGCACCTGTATAGCCTGCATCGCACTGGATGGGACGCTGTACGCCCTAGACGAGCCGCTAAACGAACACCCAAATGGCCGCTGCGCCCTGGTGCCAGATACCATCACGTATCAGGACTTGGGGCTTGACGTGGAGATGCCGCCCCAGCCGGAGGATGCGAGGGGGTGGCTGGCACGGCAGCCGGAGGCCGACCAAAATAAGATACTTGGGCCAGAGCGGTTACGGGCCTACAAGGCAAAAGAAATAGAGCTTTCCCAGCTTTACACCGTGAAGCCGAACACGGTCTGGGGGGATGCTGCGGTTGTAACCCCACTAAAAGATATTGTAACCAAATCAGGGATGCCGCTGAATGAATGGTTAGCAGCCACGAAGGTTACTAGAGTCCCCCTTAAAAAACCCAGGAAACCTAAAGCAGTACCGCCTCAACCCAAGCCCGCACCTAGCCGATTCTCTAAAGCCGCCGAGGATTTGGATGCCCTGCACACATCCCAACTGGGCGACCCGGTTTCTATGCCCATCACTTCAAATGCACAAATCCTCTCCGCTACGCCAGAGGGGGAGGAACTGCTCCGAGCGGTTACCCTATGGTCCAGTGGCGAGAACGCACCAATGCGGATCGGAGCGCAGAAATGGATGGAAGGCAAGACACGATTTATCGAAGGGATGGCGGAAGATGCAGGAGTGAAAATAGGAGAAGCAGCCTCAATCGCACCACGAATCAACCAGCCAGTGTATCGGGGTATTCGGGTGAGAAGAGCAACCATTGATGAAGTTGAGGAACTATACCCGAAAGGGAAGGTGTATGATGCTCATATCTCCAGCTTCTCTACCAGGGATTCGATTGCCGAGAAATTTGCTGGGAAAGGAATAAAAAAAATCGAATCCCCCACCGATGAGGTATCTGTGATATTTGATCTAGAACCTGGGGCCAGAGGATTAAACATCGAGCCGATCAGTTCATATATTGGGGAAGCTGAACGCATCGTATCAGGCAGGTTTGAGGTTATTGGAACCCGGCGAGTGGTCACGCCAAATGTCGAAGGGACAGGGCGTGAAGGAACGAGACTCCATGTTAATATACGGCAAATTACACCATTATTTAAGGAGGCTCCATAATGCCAGATCCAGAATCTAGGCCCGTAGTAGGATTAGATGGACAGCCTTATCGGCAACCAGAGGCGGCGATAGCGGCCATGTTTGAAGAAACAAATGCACAGGCTAGAAAGCGGGTAGCCAGGGAAGAAATAGAGGAAGAAGAAGCAGCGAAGGCGGCAGCAGAGGAAGAAGAAGCGGAGTGACATCGCTGGCCTGCATCTTTGACACCCACTGTGCCTGCCAGTTGGACGGGTGTTTATGCCCCTGTCATAAAGGGGCATAAAAAGATTCGGATGGAGGGAGCTATGGAGTGTTATAGATGCGGCTCCGAGGAGCTAGCACTGGCCCCGCTGTGGCCTTACGAGCGGGCCACCTATGGGCAGATCAATATCGTCATTCGCCAGTGCCGGTCCTGTGGGCTAGAGCAGAATCATTGCGGATACGACGAGCCGTGCGACTCAGATAAAGCAGCCCAGGCTGCGCCCTCGGTGGATTACTGGGACGATAAGGCCGTCAATCCCCCTGCCCGCTGCGAGGTCTGCGGTACAAGATATTGTAGTGAAAACCACTAGATTCTGGCATTAAATCAAGCGTAAGATAAATCCGGAGGGATTGTATGCCCAAGAAGAATGGGTACAAGATGCCGGGTCGTGTGAAACCTGGCCCTCCAAAGGATAAACGGCTGAAACAAAACCGCAACCCTGCGGGTATAAACAGGGGAGGGAAAAATGGTAACCGATAATGCGGAACCTACCAACGAAGCTGAGGTAACCCAGCCAGCAGCCCAACCTGAACCGGATGTCCCTGCCAAAACCTTTAGCCAGGAAGAGGTCAATCGACTACAGGCTCAGGTACGACGTGAAGTGCGGGGACAATTCGGGGACTACCAGCAATTAAAGGATCGGGCTGCACGGGCAGACGAACTGGAGAAGGCTCAACTGTCAGACCAGGAAAAGCTTGAGGCTAGAGCGATCGAAGCCGAACGCAAAGCCGCAGCAGCAATCGAACAAATCGCTTCTGCGGTGATAGCCTCAGAGGTCAAAGTGAGAGCCTCCCAGTTGGGTATTATCGACCCTGACGCAGCCTACCTTCTGCTAGACCGGACTAATCTGAGCTATGCGGAGGACGGGAAAGTGTCGGGGGTGGATGACGCCCTTACTCAGTTGATGGAAGATAAACCGTATTTGAAGGGTTTACCAAATCGTGCGCCTAATCTGAATCCCCAGACAGGCGAACCTGCTCCAGCTTTACGGCTAACTGCCGACCAGTTGGAAGCAGCACGGTTAATGGGCCTCACTCCAGAGCAGTACGCCCAGGGATTATAATCCAAATCGGGGGTAGAACCCGTAAGGAGAAAATACAATGGCTGCAAATGGTTTTGAATGGCGATATAACGTAAGCGGCGGCAGGCCGCTGATTTTGACGTTCCTTATGAAAGATAGTGAGACTCTAACCCGTGGTGATATGTTGAACCTGGAATCCGGCGAGGTAGATCTGATGGTAACGACTGACGTTGCTGCCGTGGGTATATTCGTCGGGCCTGAAAACCCGGATGATGCAACGGACGGCGAGCCTGGAGTAGTAAGCGGAACGGATTCAACGACCGTGGTTAAGGCGATTGTGAACCCCGATGCCGTTTATGCTGACAGGAATGATACTAGCGCACGGTCGGCCGGCGCATTGTTTATGCTGATCGGAATGATACTAGCTCACGGCTAGCTGGCGCACTGCTGGATATTTCCGGTGCTACTGGGGCGCAAACTGTAGCGAGCGCAAGTAATAACGAATTCGTTGTAGTCGAGCGCAAACGCCAGTCGTCCGACGAGACTCGGGTTATGTTCACTGCTCCGACTCACTATCTGAGCAAGGTCCAGTAAGGAGTAACAATGCCTTTAACGAGTGGCAATTTTGCCGACTTGCTTAAACCCGGACTCAAGACTATCTTTGATATTGGAATAGCATCCCGGCCTATGCCGATGATTGACTTTCTCTTCAAGGTTGAAAGTTCGACCCGATTCCAAGAGGAGTATCAAGGCATGGGAGCGCAGGGGCTTGTCACGGTGTTCGACGGGACGGTTCCCTACGTAGACTACGACGCTAATTACCGGACTGACATCCGGAATTATGAGTTTGCACAGGGCATCCAAGTGGAGCGCAGGCTTGTAGACGACGACCAGTACAACCAGATAAAACAACGGGCGCAAAACATGGCTGAGACGTTCCAAAATACTCGTGAAACTGACGCTGCAAACATTTTTATCAACGGATTTACCGACTCCGGGACGAACAGGATGGGCGCATCAACCAACGGGGCTGACGGCGTGGCCTTACTCAGTGCCGCCCACCCGCATAGCCCTGCCAACACCAACAATACCCAGGCTAATGAGGGAACGCTGGCCTTGACTATCGGCAACCTCGACACGACCCGGCAGGCCATGCGTAATTTCACCGACGATAAAGATCAGCTTCTAGGGATAAATCCCGATATGCTACTGGTCCCGCCGGAGCTTGAGCGCACGGCAACCCAACTGGTTAGCGAGCGAGCTATCTACGAACCGGGTTCGGCCCAGTACGATGTCAATATGTTCGCTGGCCGTTTCCGGCCTGTGGTATGGAACCGGCTGACCGATGCGAATGCGTGGTTCTTGATTGATTCCACGTTGATGAAACAACACCTTATCTGGCAAAACCGTATCTCCCCTGAATTCGCCGAGGCCGAGGACTTTGATGGACTGACGGCCAAGTTCCGTGGCTATATGAGATACGGCATCGGCTGGACTGACTGGCGGTGGATTTACGGCCAGAACCCTAGCTAATAAATCTAAGGCAGAGCTGGCGAAGGGGCGTGGGTCCTCCATACTGCGCCCCTCGCTGGTTCCTGTGCGGAGGAGCTGGTTATGCCTACTAATTTTCCAAGCGGAGTAAAAAGCCGTGGCGTTCCCGTAGAGGGACTTGGCGGCATTGGCTCTCCCCTACTCACCACCGGCGATGTTTACCACGTAGACAGCGGCGCAGATACCGCCAGCAATAACAATGCGGCGACTAACCCCAAGCAACCAGCGGCCACCCTGGACGGGGCGATTGGTAAATGCACCGCCAACAATGGCGATGTTATCCTCATTGCTCCAGGTCATAGTGAAACCCTTTCGGCAGCGGGTGCAATCACCTGCGACGTTGCGGGGGTGACCATTATCGGGATGGGCGTTGGGGGCAGCCGTCCGACATTTACGCTGGATACTGCGGCCACGGTGGACATTGATGTCACGGCTGCTGACGTCCAGATTCACAATTGCATTTTCAGCATGAACTACGCAGACATTGCGGGGGTATTCGACCTCTCCGCCGCTGGGTTCGTGCTGAATAAATGCCGGTTCGTGGACACCGCCACAAATATGAATTTCGTGGAACTGATCGTTTGCTCCTCAACGGCTAACGAATGCGACCGGCTGGAGTTCACGAACAACTATGTATCATC